TTTGGCTTGTTTGGTTGGCTTAGCGCGCCTAAACAATTCTGAATCCCAGTAGAGAGTAGCTAGGTAAGCGTTAGGCTCGCGGGCAATAATCTTGTCCATTAGCTTCGGATAGAACTCGCCCATCTTTACAAGAACGCGACTTGTATCAATGCTAAAGAACTGACTAATTCTCATGTCTCGTTTATTACCACCTGTTTGATACAGGTATTGGTAGACGATCGGATAGTTTAGGTTCTTATCGCGGATGTAGCGCCAGACATCAGTATCTTTCCAGTCGTAGATTGGAAATAACTTAGCGTCGTTCTTAGACATACTTACTGCGTAAAGTCTCTGAACAGATTCTGCTGTCCGAAGTCCGACCATAGAGATTCCGTCTTTACAGATTCTTTCTAGGAATGTCTGGTAAGTTTCTTCTCTGGTCTTTAGCTTTGGATGTTCTGTAATAGCAAACTCTGGCATCTTGCGAACCCAGTTATCTTTTGCCTTACGGTCCCAGCAGATAAAGCTCTCGTCATTAGTTAGCTGATTGAAACAGTTAAAGTGCTTGACCTCAATGCACCACCAGCGAAACTGAACGCCGATAAGCATAAACTTACTGCGCCATTCTTTTACGATACCTTCGACATCATCAAAGACAGCTTCTTCGTCAATAAAATCAACGACTAGAAGGCTCTTATCAACTTCTCCGCTAAGGCATAGTTCATAAACCAAGTTAGCTAAAGTAATTGAGTCCTTACCGCCACTAAGCGATAGGTAGACAGGTAGCTTATTTGCGAAAATGTTTTTGATGCGCTCGTTAGCTGCGCTGACTACATCTTGCTCAAGTTCCCTTTGAACTAAGACCATACCTTCTGCCCACAACTTTCGCAAACAGAGTATTGGTCTTTGCTTTCATTATTTGTATCGTTATTCATTGACTTGATTTCGGCGTTTATCTTTTCAGATTGTGCTTTGACCTGTTCCCTAAAGGATTCATTTACAGTGCCATAGCTTTTGCCGATTTCTTCTAGTTGCTTTGGAGGGGCAACAAGGCTTTTTAGAATCTCATCGTCAAATCCTGGGATGTCTAATTCATCCCGCAGATCGTAGATAAGTTCTTCGATAACTGAGTAATCGTCTGAACCAAGTGCAGCGATTTTATTATCAGCTAGAGTCAAACGCTTTTTAGAAAACTCGGATAGTCCGACTAACTGAATAGCGTCTGCATCTGGTTTACCAAGCTCGCGCAGGGCGGTCAATAAGCCATTACCAGCTAGAACAACATTATCTTCATCAATAATGAGCGGTCTAATCTGCCCAAACATTTCAATGGACCTTTTGAGTTCACTGATCTGTAGCTGTGAGTGCTTGCGCGGATTCTTCTCTAGTAGCGTTAGCTCATCCAGCGCGACCTTGATAATTTCCATTTACTTTACCAGTTCCTTCTTTTTAGAATTGTTACTGGTAATTATCTGCGTAATTATGTAAGCCACAATACCTGCGATTGTCGCGGTAAATAGTGAGCCATAGAGTTTTACATCAGCTAGGTTGTTTAGATTTCCGTAAAGGAATACTGGGAATCCAGCTCCCATAGCTGTTGTTAATCCAGCGACTACTGCGTTTGCTTTTAGCTGTAGCTTAGGGAACGCAAGAGTTAGAACTGTAATGCTAAATGTGGAAGCTCTTAGAGTTCCATAAATCATAAACATAATTAGAACTGAGTTGCCCGGAATGTTTGCGATTAAAAGCGCTACAACTGCACCAACAAGGATTACTAGATGTTGCTTTTTCAAATCCTTCGTGTAGTCCGTAGTCAAGGAACCAAGCGCAACTAGCTGAGAATCAACAGTAGATAGAAGTCCACTTAGAAGCATTAGCAAGAACGGTATTACTACCCAAACTGGGAAGATCGCCTGAATTACTTCTAGGTTTACATAGCCAGCGTTAGCAACTTCAACGCCACTACCTGCTGCGATAAATCCAAACACAGACATTGATAATGGAACTATGGCAAACACAAGAGCTGCAAGTGCGAATGATTTAGCAATCTTTGACTTATCAACGGCAAAGACTCTCTGCCAGAATGATTGGTCTCCAATTGGTCCAGCAAAAAGACCAATAGCGGAAATAATTCCGAAGGTTACTGCGACTCCAATACCACTATCGGTAAACAGCCCATCAATGTTGTTTATTCCTGTGAGTCCAGCGACTAGAGTATCCCAGCCCTGAGTAGCGATTGCTACTGGAACAAATAGAGCGAGCGCACCCAAAATAAAAATCATTTGAATAGCGTCGGTAAGTAGAGATGCCTTTATGCCACCGCGATAGGTGTAAGCCATTGTCATAGCCATTAGCAAGATGCTACCAATCCAAAGTGGGATGCCTGTAATGATGCTCAATACAGTTCCACCAGCCAGAATGTTTACAGACATTGAGAGAGTTGAAAGTGTACCCATCTCAAACTGATAAAACTTCTGAACTTTGGTGTTGTAGGTCTTACCCATAAAAGCGGAAAGAGTAAAGCCGTCTGGGTATTTTTCACGAAGCCTTTTGGCGAACGGAATAATAAACAGAAGGGTGAGGATGTTTGGGACTAAGAACCAAAATAGTCCAACCCAGCCATTGTTGTAAGCCTGAGTCGAACCTACGAAAAGTGCTGGTGCCCAAATCCAAGTAGCTGCGATAGAGAGAGCTGTCTGAACGGTGCCCTGCTTGCGATCTGCAACTGTGTAGTATTCAGCGGTTTGTTTTCCCTTTACAAATTTGTAAGAGATTGCGGTCATCAATAGTCCGTAAAGAACTAGAGTCGTTACTCCTAGAATCATTTCCATAATGAATTGTATCTTTCTTAGTTGGCGATTTGTTTGCGTTCAACGCGTCGACGTTCTAGTTCATCTAAAACATCAACTTGCCTGACTTCAGCTAATCCTAGTCTAGCCCTATCTGTAGGACTAAAGCCAAGTGCCGATAACCAAGCCGTTATCTGCGACCGAAGATCTTTTAACTGTACCACTAACGGATGACTAACTTGCTGTCCATTAGGTAATACATAAAATCTTCGGATTTCTCCAACCGCTAAAGCTCGACGGATTTGCTCTGCTTCATCCTGAGCTTGACACAACATCACGATAATTGAAAGGTCACTTGTGGGTGACAGCCATTTCTTGCCTGCGGTCCAAACGTGATTCCAAAGTTCAATTCCGTCTTTACCCAGAACTGGTGCCTTTGGGATGCCATTAGCAGCTTCCAATCCTTCTCCGAAGATCGGCGCATCTGGGATAGGTCTATGACCCGGATTTCCAAGTGCTCGTTTTACTTCGGTAGGTTTTGGCGGTCTGCCATTCGGTCTTCCTGTTGGTGTTGCCATGCGGCTTCTCATTTCTATAACCATGCGGTTTGTGTGCCATGCGGCGATTCAGAATAGGTTCTGAATTCTTTTGATGCGAATTAGTGTATCGCATAAAGCTTATTTATTTACCCCTATACCCCCCTGCGGGTTTCGCGGTGCTACATCTGAGCTAACCGCCCCGCACTCGGTCTGGGGGTAGGGGGGGGCATACTCCCCTATACTCCGACGATCGAAGCCAAAATCTAATGCTCAGTAATACCTCTTTAGAATCTTCTCTTGATTCTATTGCCTTGAATAGCCCTAAGACCTTCTTGACTTGTCTTGTATCTGTGGCAGTAGGGTGCTACCGCATGATGTACCGCTTTTAGATTGCTTAGCGAGTTATCATCGTTCGGAATAACGTGGTCTACTCCATCCGCGTTAGGTTGCCCGCATAGATAACAGATTCCCTTGTCCCTTTTGAGAACTATTGTCCTTCTTGCTGACCAATCTTTAGGGTATCTACTCTTGCGGTTATGCCCTATAAAAGCTTGAGGGGTATGCTCTTTACAAGCCCCTTTTGATACCGCGTATTCCTGACACCCCCTCTCCCGACAAGGTGTAGGTGCTAACGCCACTCTATTACTCCTAAAGTTAGAGACCCACCACCACCCTGATACACGAAAGAGGATGTCCGTGTATGCCCTAACTGTGTGCGCACACTAATAGTAAAGGCGTGTAAGGGGTGTAAAGCGAAGTTTATTTGCTTATTTAGTTAGGTTTTTTACTTTATCTTCTATAGCCTTGATTACCAAAGCCAGCTCATCTAGGTCTTTAGTTAGATCGTCGAGCTTGTCTTCGTAGCTTTGTTCTTCTTCCATAACTCCATTACCTTGTCTACCGCTAGCTGAGAATCCCTGCGGTCTCTATACTTTAGCTCATCCCAGATGTCTTCGGGGGTCAAATCTACCCCTTTGTGGTCTTCTATCATTTTCATAATAAAGTCTCTTTCTAGCCTTATTCCCGCCTTGATACCAGCTGAGAAGTCGCTCTCAATCATCTTGGGACTCCTTTAGTAGCTCTAACACCCATTTGGCGCATGGAGAATCCCAATCGCCACGATAGCTATTGTCTTTGATTAGCTGAATGATTCTTTGTGTCTCATACTCTTGCCCCGCTTGAAAGCCTTTTGTGTATTGAGTTCTATTGTCTTTTCGGGGTTTTGCTTGTTCTTGCTGATTAGCCATAGATTCTTCTCTCTTTCTGTTCTAAATACTCCAACACTTCGGCTATCGCATTGTGAGCATCTGTTGTATTTAGCCCTTGTACATACATCCCAGCTAGAAACATAGTTCTTTGCTGGTGAGTAAGGCGGGGCATAACCTCATCCAACAGATCGTATCTATAGGGGCTTTTGCGATAACTAATGTCTATTCGCTCAGCCTCTAGTCTTTGGAGATACTCAGGTATCAAGCCAGACTCCAAACAATCGCTAGGCGGTTGCTGTGAGGCATTTTGACCTTGAACCCTGTATCCACTACTACACCTTTGGAAACAAGCTCTGCGCGCCGTGTGCGGATGCCTGAATCGCTAGCAATAGCAGGGTAAAGATCTTGGAACATTTGGACTATCTCAAAATCGGCTCTCGGTCCATTGACCAGCAAGCTAATTATGAGCTTTTGGGTTTTGCTTACTTCTCCGTTGCTGATTGAGTCAGCTGCTAGGTGTGAAGTAATCGGGTCGGTTGTTCTAGCGTGTGGCATTGTCCTTCTCCTTGTTTTCTTGATTATCCCAGATAGCCTCTGAGATTTTGTCGTGTATGCCCTCCCAAATATCCCATTTACCAAGCTCATCTGCTATTTCCGCAAATTGCTCGTTAGTCGGGGCGGGTTGATCGTCGTAATCGAAATCATGTCTACTAAAGTAGTTCCAAATCACGACATCATCTGGTTTTGTGTATTTCTGTAGTATCTCGACTAGTTCTTTAGAAGTTGTAGCCAATTTAGACCTCCTTCATGTTTAGAACTATCAGCGTTCCCAACATCCCAATAGCCAAACCAAAGCTATAAGCTGGGTCGTTATTGTTGAGAATTGCGCCGATACTCGAAGTTATGCCAAGTAGCAAGAATACGCTTGTGCCCATTTTTACATACCTAAGCATTACGCAACACCCCCTATGCTAATGAGCTTTTTGGCGTAATCCTTAGCTTGCTCGAAGCTGTGGATGTCGTAATTGGTGTTGCACTCAACGGCTTCCCAGCTACCCTTGCAGTTGTCTCCACAGACACCCGAAGCGCACTTTACGCGCTTGTAGGTGTTGAAGGTAGCTTGGTAGTTCCAAGTAATCCGCAGATCTTCGGCTTTGTAGACCTCAATTAGCTGGTTGGATAGCGATAGTCCGCACATTACTTTTTACCTCCATCCTCTATTTGAGCTAGCTGACCGAGAATCTTGCGCCATGCGAAGCGCCTGACCTCTCCAGCTTCGGGGTTGTAATCCGCCACAAATCGGTCGCTCTTATCAGCGAAGGTTTTACCCTTTGGCGCGACGATCTCGATAGCAAATCGCGAATATTCCTGATTGACCTCCACGCCTAGTTCTTGCGCTTTGGCTAGTGCCTTATCTCTTGTGTTCATCTGTTTATCCTCTCTTGGATAGTTTTTAGTGGTGTTTTCTTGAAGGTGATGTCTCGCTCAATAGCGGGTATCCCAGCAAGCTCTTTTATTGTCATCCGTTCCATCTCGGATAGTGAGAAATAGCCAAACTCTGGTTCCCAAAGATTGACTAGCCCATAGAATGTGTCGACTCCATCGAACTCCATCGCATACCATTCGCCCATACTGCTCAATGAGAAGTAGCGGGCGTAAACTACGGCTTTGTCTCCAGCGCCATCCTGACCGTAAAGATCTGGTAGCTGTTTCCGCAGTCCCTCTGTCATCAATCGGTTTTTCACTGTAGGTTCTCTCCTGTCTGAAGGTATTCGGTAATTACGCTGTTTGAATCTTCTACTGTCCAAAATACACGCTGTCCGATAACCGAGAAAGCTCTTGAAGCTCTATCAGCGAAGAAATCAGCGTCGCTAGATAACTTGAATTTAGCTATCAATTCTTTGGGCTTGTTTTTCATTCGATCTTCTGTTGTTTGGCGATAAACGCTTACTCCGTGTTTCCAGCTCATTCGCCTCTCTTTTCTCTGCTCATCTTACGAACTTCTGTTACCTCATTGCCAATCGCTTGCTGTAGCTCAAAAAGCTGTTCTCTAATTCTTGGGCTTTTAGCGAGATTCATCAATTTCCAAAGCTCCGAGTAATCTTCGCTTAGGTGGCGTTCCTTGTCATCTAGTTGCTCAATGCTCATCATGTCTAGCATTATTTCTGACCTCCCCAGTAAATAACATTGGTTTGAGCTAGCTCATCAGTAACTTCTGTGACTACCTGCCAAAGCTCTAGCTTGTCTACATCTTTGATTTCTCGGTGTAGCTCGTAAGCCAAAGCTGGGTCTGTCCCTGTGAGCATTACCATTTTGACGCTCTTTTTTAGAGTCTCTCTCATTTTCTGCCTCCAAAAGCACCCATTAGCGCTTCGAAATCAGACTGGTCGGTGCGGGTGCGTTCTTTCTGTAGCTCAACAATCAAATTAGCTAATACCTGTCGCTTGTCCCAAAGAACCTTTTCTTCTTTTCTAAGCTTTCTTTGCTCAGCCATTGAGCCTTCTCGACAAGCTCGATACAGCTCTATGTTTTTAGCATCATACTGACGATCTGCTTCTAGTAGCTGTTTCCTAACTACCTCTATTGCCTTATCCATTTCCTTCTCCGTTTCTCTAGCCATCTAGCTAGTAGGTAAAGTAAATCAACTGCCAGCTTTGAGCGCAAGCTTAGAGGGGTCGTTTTTATAACGATTTGGTAACGAAAAAGCCCCCTATTTCTAGGGGGTTTTAGGGGGTTTGGGCTGTGCGGGGCTGTGAGACCCCTAAGCGGGCTGAGAAGTCTTTGGTAGGCGCTCTATCGCGGAACTAGCCAGCATAGCCTCAGCTAGCCGTTCAGAACGCCGTTTTTGAGCTAATTCGCGCCAAGAATTGGTTTCTAGCCAAGAATCCTGCTCTCTATCTATCCGAGCTTGTAGCGCATCCAAAAATAGCAAATCGTATTCGTTGTTTGGCTTGTATTTCATTCCAATGACGATCGAATGAACGTGAACTAACGAAAGCGAGTTAGCTATCTCTGATAAAGCTTCGTTTACTTTAGCGTTTTTCCTCACTTGCTACCTCTCTAATGTTTATAAAGACCCCAGTTGGTTCTCCGTTTTTAGCATAGACCTTGCGAGCGCGACTGACTACTACCAAGGAGTCATCAGTCCAGATTTTTGTAAGGGTCAAAGCATCCCATAATCCGCGTTCCAATTTATCCAAATCCGGTGGGACTGTAGGCAGCTCTCGTCGAACGCTAGCTGGTTTGGCTAGTAAGAATATTTGTTCTAATTCGACCGCACCTTCAAAGCGCGACTCTCCCTGAATCGCAAATGCTTTAGCGATTTGATCGGCGACTGCTTTCCGCCAAGGTTTGACTTTCTTGCTAGCCTCAATCATTACACCGTTACCGACATGGCGCTTAGAACCTTGGGGCGCTGGTTCACCGACGATAAAGATGCTAAACTCGCGACTCACTTTTTGTAATACTGCCATCCATTTACGGCACCAGCAATAGTAAACAAACCGCCCATAATAAAGCCAGCGATTCTAAGCCAATCAGACTGAGCTTCGCCCGCTAACCCGAAGATTAGCAAAGCAAAGACAAAGGTTAGAAATACAGGAATCATTAGAACGGTAGAGAATCGCCGTGTGTCGGAACAAACGGAATTTCGGTTGGGGCAGACTTCTTAGCAAAAGGCTCTGCGATCTGAATCGTGTTAGCCGAAACCACATTGTTGTTGTAGCTCTTGCCGTCTCTCTCGTTTTGTTCGGTCTTGAAGCGACCTTCAACCTCAACATACTGGTCTAGTTCCCAAGCTTGCGAGCGCTGTGATTCAGGAATCCATACTTGGTAAACAGTCCAACTAGCTACATACCAGTTGTTCTGTGGGTCTTTCTTGCTGTGTGATTCACGCACTAACAAAAAGCTAGGGTGAACCTTTGTTACTTTTCCTTTTAGTTTGATTTCAGCCATTTGAGTTTCCTTTCTTCTTGGCTTCTCGTAAACATGTCTTGCAGGATACAATACTAGCGCCATGCTCACACTTAGGCGCGGGAGACGCGCTAGCTTTTAGATTCTCCATTTCAGCTAGTAGCTTTGCGGAATCTTGGATTCTACGCTCTCGGTCCAATTCTGCTTTAGCTCTCTGAGCCTCTGCACGGCTCTCAGGAGTCTGTTCGCGCTCTGGGTAAGGCTCATCTAGCCATCCCTCTCTGTTGAGCCATGTAGAAGCGTGTGGGATGTATTGAGGTTCGGGTAGGTTGGGGTCATTTGCTAATCGTAAAGCTGAATCAATAATCTGCTTTGACAAGTGATTTCTACTTTGATCGTCTAGCTCAATAAGGGCTTTGATAAAAGACTTCTCAGCTGCACCTCTACCCACCTTGCGCGGGTATCTATCCCAAAATAGTTCGAAGTTTTGAGCGTAATTATTCTTTAGTTCAGTCTTCTTATAATTGTTCTTCTTTAGGTGCTGGTTATCCGCTATCGGCTCATCCGTCGACGGATAATCCGTCCACGGTTGCTGGGGGTCTTTTGTAGTCCATAGGGTGCTAGCTAGGGTGCCATCTAGGTTGCGAAGTTGTTCTCGCTTTAGGTATCCAATAGCTTCTAGTTCGCTAATCGCGCTGGCTATTGAGTCTCGACCATCTATGCCCTTGGATGCTAGGCGCTTGATTGATACTTCGTAACCGATACTGTGGCTCATTAGCTCAGCTAGTAGCCCGCGAGCTTTGTAAGACAATCGTATGTCTCGAAGCCACGCGTTCGGAACTTGCGTAAAGTGTGAATCGAAGGAGTGTTCTCCCCTAATTATCGGCATCTTTTTCCTCTCTTACTTTGGTGCGGTTGAACTCGTTGTCTATTAGGTAGTATTCCGCATCATGCGCGTAATAGACAGGCGTGTCTAAAGGTTCTTGCCAAGATTCTAGTTTCCACCCCCGCTCTTTAGCTAGGGATGCCCAGACAGCATCTGCTTCGATAAGCCAGTTGAACTTACTACAAAGAACTACTATGTTGCTTGGAACATCCCGCGTTTTTGAGCCACCCATTCCGCGATTCTTACGGTGCTGTGGAATTAGCGTGCTGTCCATCAAGCCACAATGAACGCACTTATACAGATCGCGCTCTAGATACTTATCAAATTGTTTAGGTGTCAAAGCCTTCTCCGAGACTTATCTTCGAAGGGGTCATACTCTCTAGCTGGAACACTAAGACCTGACACCTGAAAACCGATAACATTCTCTACTTGCGCAGTTCCGCTAGTTGCCCCATCTTGCTCATCCTGAATCTCGCAGCGGTGATTCTTACGCCATTCTTTTACAAGCTTGACAGCTTCGGCTTCATCAGTTTTGATAGAAGCCCCACAAGAACAGCGTTCGTGAATCATCTGCTTGTTGCCATTGACGATCTGTAAGTTAGTTCGACTAACCTAGCTTGGGTCTGAACACTCATTTGAGAAAGCTCTAGGTGCTTCATCTTTATCTTTACTCTGTTGAACTCTGCTTTAGATACAGCGTATTCAAGGGCTTCATTCTCTGTCATAATCTTGACTTTAGCATTCCGTTCGCCAGCAGTTCCGTCGGCGTTTAGGTAAGCAATAGCTTCCGCTTTGTCTAGCGCTAGCTCTAGTTGTAGCATTTTTAGTTCAGCTTGATACTGAACAGAAATACCCTTTTCGGCTTCTTGCCGTATCCCAACCAATTCATCAATTATTTGGTCAGGAGTCACTATCCGATTCATTCTCCAACTCCTCTATTATCTTTGCCAGTATTCTTTTTGCATCTTGCTCTTGGGGTTTAGAAGACTCGCCCAAGTGCCTAAGAACTAAAATAAGTTCCGATACTTGAGCGAGCGCTTCTATGAGTATTTTTTTATTCGAAGGCAACTGACTTGTCTTTTATCTTCTTTAGCACAACGGCAGGTGCTTTAGCCTTTTGCGCTTTGAGATACAAGTCCCTTAGATCGTCGATTGAGCTAACTTGTTCTAACACCGCTAACCAATCAATTTTAGCTTCGGCTTTATCGCCTAGCTCATAGGTGTATGTATCTGGGTCTGGTTCATCTGTAGGTAGCGCCAACATCTGAATCAAGAAGGTTCTAAGCGCTACGCTCATAGCCTTTGCTGTTGCCTTGTCTCCAGAATCAAACGCTTCGGATGCTACAGTTCCTTTTACTGCATCCCCTTCAGAACCAACTATTGAAAACTCAACAGTTAGTCGCACCACATTCAGCGAACCGCCGTTGCGGGCTGGCATAACATCATGTGTCTTCTCAATTATTACTGGGAGAATGAAACCGCCGTGCTTACGCAAGGCTGGACCAACAGCATTTAGAACGGCATCAATACCTCTAAAGTTGAACCCTTGTGATTCGTTCTTGTTGTTTTTGCCAACTCCCTGAACCTCTTGCATAACCGCAAGTATTACTTCTGTTGCTTTTGCCATGTTACTTACCTCTCTTGTTTACTAGGAACGGTGGGTTGCCCCCGCGCCCCGCTTGTCTACTTACCATGTGTTCAGTATAAACCAAACCGCGTTTAGCCTTACCCATAGCGCTTATAACACGCGATTTCATTTCATTTAGCTGGGCAGTAGCTTTATCCGCATCCGCGACCGCATTGAAGTAATGCATCCCCAGATCGCCTAGCTCTACTTCGGTGTCTTCTATGTCTGGGTTGATTTTGCGAATAGTCTCTAGTGTCGCATTAGCCCCATCAAAATCGGGCTGTGTGTCTTCTAGCAAGTGCTTGCGAAAAAGCTCTACTCTCGCAAGGTTCGCATCCTGCTCAAAGCTATCTGCGGTAATTGCTATTTCTATGTATTTTGACCCGCTAAACAAAGCCACAATAGTCGCTTCTTGGAGACCAAATACTTGCAGATACCATTGCACCTGCGCCATGTAGGACAGCGGGACTGTGTATTCGCCGTATCTATCTCCTTGCCAATCTTCCTCATACCTAGCTGTTTTCACTTCTAGGATTCCATAAGTGCCGTCGGCTTTTTGATAAATAGCATCAGGGTTAGCTATCTGCCACTCACGATCTTTGTGTTTCCACATCCCAGTATCGCGAAATACTTTGTAGTCGGAATGGTTGTCTGCGAACTTATCTATAACTACAGGTTCTAACCTATTGCCCCACTCCATCGCTTCGTTCTGCTCAACAGGTTCTTCTACTCTGCGGGTCTTGCGCGCCCATAGCGACATTGGTGAATCCCAACGAGAGTAGCCACAAATAATTCCAACATGGCTACCCCCAATTCCAACAGATCGCATGTCGTGCCACTCTTGACTATTTGATTTAGCGCGACTTATGCGACTCGCCGAACCAAACTCGTCAGGAAGTTCGGTTAATTGTGCTACAGTTTCTTTAGCCATTGTTTCCTCTCTGGTCTCGATTCCCTCAAGTCTTTTGATTTGGGGGTTTCGTGTTTTTTATTGTATAGTCATCCTACAAGAAGCATCCGACATGAGAGGTATTTATGAGCTACTTAGCAACGCAACTTCACACGCAACTGATAGAGACAGCGCAAGATTATGAAGTTGGGTGTAAGCAGTTTCCAGACGCTTACTTTATGAGCGCCGAAAATCACGAAGAACAAAGCCTAAATAAACTAGCTGTTTCTATCTGTAATGCGTGTCCAGTAAAAGATCTGTGCCTTGCTTACGCTCTCGAAGCTAAAGAACCTTATGGCATCTGGGGTGGCAAGACAACTTCTCAGCGTAAAAAACTAATTGCTAAAAATCTAAAGCTTTCCAAACAGCTTCTTTAGAGTTTGACGCGTAGCTTTTGATTGCTCAGTCAAAGCTTGGTAAATGTAAATCTGTCTTTTGGTTTGCTCATCCCATTCTTCAAGAACATCGGGAATAGTTAGCTCTCCATCTTCTTCTGTCCATCTAGCTTTCTTGCTAGGTTCTTCTTTCATCAAAACGCTGACGATCGCATCAATCTGGTCTTCAATATGTCTGTATTCGAATTGAGTAGCGGTATCTAGCAAGTTAGCCAAAGGCTGACGTATTGCTTCAAAGTCCTCATCCCAGACCAAATTATCGTCTCGAAGTAATCGTATTGCTTTATCAATTTGTGTATTCATCGTTCCCTAAATAGTTAGCGGGGGTCCACCTAGCTCAGATTGTAGCTTTTTGATTGCTCTATAAATCCTTGCTTGTGCTGCCCTGTCTGAAATGCCCAGCAATTCACCTATTTCTTTGAGACCTAGATTTAGCTGGTATCTCCATTTAAGAATAGTCTGATAATCAAGATTTAGCGACTGAAACGCAAAGTCTAAATCAGCAATTACAGCTAGGGCATTGGTTGAATCTTCACCCGAAGACAGCTCATGCCTAATAGCGATTGTCTGGGGTCTCTCTAGCCAGACATACGGCAAACCGCGTTCGATCTGCTCAAAGGTGTAACGGAAGTCTGTGTCTAGCGGTCTGTGGATGTTTGCAGCGGTCTCATTGGCGCAGTATCTAGCTGCGACTCGTTTGAGCGCCACAACTAGCTCACCTTCTCCACCAGCAAAACCACGCCAGTTGTAAACAATTTCATAGTGTTCTAGCATCCAAAGAAGTAGCTCACTATTCAGATCTTGGTAATCAATAGTTGCCCATTGACGGCTGAATCGTTTAGCTATGCCCAAGGCAATTCTAAACTCATCTGCTGTTATCTCTTTAACCAAGAAACTCCGCCTCAATCGGGGTCTTACGCCAGAAGTGAGGTATTACACTCTCGACTATAGCTTCGCGGGTTGTAGTGCCACAGATAACCGCTGGGTCATTAGTAAGCCCCGCTGTTTGAGAAAACCAAGCTGACGAGTCACACAGCGCGCCACCCTGCACCCAATAGGTATTACCAACAAGTTGCTGGAATCTAACATGGTGATAGTGACCAGTAAACAAAAGATCTGAATCACCAATCGGGTCGCGTATTGCAGCCATTGACCTAAACCAGTTTGTAATCTTGCCCTCTACTCCAACACCGCCCCTTGCTATGTGTCCGTGTGTCAAGCCAACTATCCAGCCCAATACTTCTACGGTTAGGCTTAGGCGCTCGCGGGCAGGGAAGCTAAATGTAATGTTCTCAAACTTCTCAGATAATTGTAGGGCTTCAGCTACTTGCTCAACTACGGCAACATCGTCATTGTCGTGAAGTGTTGTGTAGGCTTTTCCGTTCTGCCTATTCTCACCATGGTTGCCAGGAACGACCGCAACGTGAACTGGTAAACCTAGCTGACCAATCTTCATTAGATACTGCAGTAGTATCCTGCGAACTATTTTTACTTGGTCTCGACGATCAAGCTCAACGCTAAATGTCTGCATCTCATACCAGCCACTAATGCCTTCTACCAAGTCTCCAGTAATCGGGACAAAGATTTGTGTTACTTCTTTTCCTGACTTCTTTAGAGTCTTGATGTCAGCAATAGCAAGATCGGCAAGCTGTAAAGCTTTGCTAACCATACCTTCGATACCGCTACCGTCAGGCTGACCCGCTTGGAGGTCAGTAATCTGTTGCCAGTAAACTCGTTCAACAAGACCTGCAGTATTAGGGGTTTTAGCAGGGCTGTGCGCCTTCACAGCAGCCTGAATCAAGTCTTCTAGGTCTATACCCCCGACAGCACCCAAACGGCGTATGCGGGCTTTGAAGTAGTACATCCGCTTACTGCCACCTTCGCCGTCTCCTGAATCCCAAGCGCGAAGCTCAATCGGATACTTCGAATCAATCGTGTAATCTTCACGATTTACATTAGGGGGCAGTAGCTCGTCGAGAATCTGCGACCAATCTTCTGGTTGTTCTTCTCTTGGCTCAGTAACAATAAATCCGCCGTTACTGGATACCTCAACTCTTGGTTCCCAGCCCGACGGATGTTTCGCGCGTGTTCTCTTTACCTCTTTGGCGCTACCATCGTTACCGATTTGTAGCAACCTATCTAAGTCTTTCAATCTAACTCCAATCGCATCTGCAAACTTTTCGTCTATGTACATTGACCATGTTGTGACTAATCGCGAACCCAGCTTCTGTTATCTCATAAGACAACTTAGCATCACTAAGCCCGCCACTTCTATAACTCTTATCCAGCGCGGTCTGCAGGGCTGTCCTGTGCCGATCTGAAAGGCTTGCTAATACTTCACCTAGCTTGCATAACTTCATAGGTCTAATCTAGCACTTTAGGGAAACAACAAACCCCCAACACTAGGGGGCGTGTCGGGGGCTGTTGCCTTTCGGAGAAGAAAGACTATGCGGGAACTAGTTCCTCATCTACTACAAACTGCTTGCGGGTAAACTCAGCTTCGCCAAAACATAAATCGTGACCGATAGAATTGGCATCGACCTCAACAGATGTGCCTGAGCGCTCGCCATTGTCCCAATCGCGAATCCGCAGATCGCCCGATACTATGACTCGCTCACCTTTGTGGACTGACTTAGCTACATTGATAGCTAGCTGACGGTAGCTAGTAATCGTGTACCAGTTGGTGATTGATTCGACCCACTTGTTTTCCGTTCTATCAAACCTGCGGGTTGCGCTAGCTAACCGAAACGAAGTAATTGGTAATCCTTCTTGGGTGACTAGGTGGCGCGGTGTTGTGGCTACTAAGCCAGTTATTGTTATCTTTTCCATGTTACTCGTTTCCCTTCAACTTGGTTTTTAGAATACCGAATAGTATGTCTGCTTTTTTACTGTTTTGTGTAGTGCTTCCATCTTTGAACAAGGTGTCGAAGTTGTAGCCGTTGATTTTACCCGCGACTACATAAGCGCGCTTACCACCGCGACTACGGATGCCAAGGTGTATAAAGTTATATTCGTCTTGCCTATAGGTCTCCAACACCATCCATTCGGTTATCGTAATCACGCTTGCTTCCTGTCTTCGTCGCAGTAATCGCATTCTTCGATACCGCATAACTCAGCTAATCCAATGTGTTCGAAGATGTCCCGCCAAGCTTCGGACTTGGGAGAATGTTCGTAATTGCTGACTAGCGCGTGGAAATCATCCCAAAAGCTGTAACCTTTGGGTGACTCTAGTATGAGCACCTGCCCTGTGTCTTCGATTTTGTATCCAAGACGATCGGCGCGCTTGCGGGTTCTTGTCGCGTTCACTTGGTTTCCTCTGGCTCAAAGTGCATGACCTCGAAGTGGATTATGCCCCAGTTGTTTTGGGTTGCCCAATCAAATGATTTGCTGACCGCTTCGAACTTAGTTCCCCTGTGGTAAAACAACTCATTGTTTCCAAGGTGCGTGTAGATACGCACGATACACAAACCTTCTTGTGCTTTGATTGTTTCTTTACTCATTGCTTCTTCTCCGTTTCTCGACCCGCGTATCGGGGCGATAGGTAAAGTAAAGCAACTGCGAGCTGGCAGGTCAAGCTTTGAGCGGGGTATTTTTATAACGATTTGATAACAGCCCACAGCCCCCGAATCTAGCGGGATTTAGGCGCTATCCCCCAGATAGCCAAAAACCCCCCTACAGTCGGATGACCATAGAGGGGTAGGTGATAGCACTACTAAGGGGCTGAAATGGCGCGTAGCGGGCGCACAGCAGGGCTAAATTGGGTGTAAATCGGGGTTTTGGCTAGGTTTTGGCTACTTGGCAGGAACGAACGTTGTACCGTCCCAGACCTTTACTACTCCGACCAAGAACTCATCGCCGTCCCAGACATTTACTTGACCGGGAATAAACTCGTCTCCATCCCAAACGCGAACAGCACTAATTACTGTAATTGTGCGCGAAGGTGTGTCGGTTGAACCAGTAACGTTTGTAGCACGAATAACAAAAGTAAAAGCTCCGACTGTAGTTGGCGTTCCAGAAATAACACCTGTTGAAGTATTTAACGTTACTCCATCTGGCAACGCACCTGAAAACACCGAGTAACTAACTACATCACTTGCGATTACTTGATCTGAGTATGGAGACCCAACACTTGCATCTGGATTTATGGTTGAATCAGAAAATACTGGGGCTGGCGGATTTACAGTTATTGAAAGTGCTGCAGTATCTACAGACCCACTTGTATTAGTTGCTCTAAATATTGGTGAGCGTGATTGAAATGTTGTTGTAGCAGTTCCAGTAATTGCACCTGTTGAAGTGTTGAAGTTTAGACCAGTAGGCAAAGAGCTTGAAATAATTGAATAGCTTTGAGCGTTGCTTGCTGATACACCATCCGAATAAGACTGTCCGCGGATAGCAATTCCATTGATCGTCGCATCAGTAAATACTGGATACGGCAACATTGTGTAAAAGCTACCGCTAGCAGTAGTCGTTCCCATTGAACCTTTAGGGTCATTAGTGCCAGTTAGCGAAAGCGTAGAACCAGTAGGAACAGAAATCGAACCAGAGCCAATTGTTCTGACCATGTTGGAAGTTCCACCAGTGCGGAAATCATAAGTGTAATACACTAGTCCACCGCCAAGAGTTGCACCACCAAGAGCAATGTTCATTCTTGGTGCACTGGCGTTTCCTGCTGGGTTTAGGTTGTAGCTAGTCCAAGTCGTAAGAGTTCTGACAAAATAAGCTTGCCAGTTTACAACCCCAGGAGATGCATCCTGAAGATCAACTTGTGTATAGAAGCCGTTTGCGTGATTGAACTGATAACTAGCGCTTGCCATTTTTAGCTACTCTCTTTAGTAAGAAATCCAGATGTCACCAATTGTAAAACCACCAACAGGTGCAGAGGGTTGAGTAGTTTGAACAATTACTCGTTTACCACCTATAAAGTTTATAGATGCAGTTGAAGCTAATTTACCAGTAGTAACTGCGCCGTCGACGATCTTAGCGGTTGTAACTGAGCTATCAAGTAAAAATGAAAGCCAAGCTGACCCAGACCAAAACTCTGGCTGTCCACTAGTAACGTTAAAACCAGAATTACCAACTACAGGACTTGCGGGGCGTGTTGTGCTTGTCCAGCGACCAAACTGAGTTCCTAAGAATGTGCGAACATCAGTCACGTTTCCAGCTGCGATAGTAGTTGCGTTTGCTGGAACTGTAACGCTAGCTAAAGCTAGCTGAAACAATCCGTCTGTGGTTTGAGTAAGTGTTGGTGCTACTGGTACAGCTGCAGCAGTTCCGTTTACCATTTTGAGGATTGTGGTATTAGCAGTTGGGTTCAATTCCAAAACAACTATGTCAATTCTTGGGTTAGCAGCTGCAGCGGTAATAGCTATTGTCTCAGTTGCGTTTGAGAAGTAAGCGTGTCCACGAACAATCGCAAATCCCGCTGGGACTTTTACTTGCATACCAGAAGAATCGCCAAAAGGTTTTAGATCGGCAACCGATGGGTCTCCCGCTACTCCGCTACTTTGTATTCTTCTAAATAAATCTGAATACTGAATCTCGGTTGTGTTTTGATTCTCAAAAGGCCAAGAGGTTTGTGCCATTAGTTATCTTCCTTTTTCTTAATTGGCGCATTAGCGATTTTGCCAAAAGCTCTATTTATCTCGTCGGGGTCTAGTTTGCCATCCGCTAAGAATGACCTAGATAGTTCTTGAGCTACATCAATAATTCCCGCTAGTGCTGCCATCGCAGCTGCAGACTTTAGGTCTAGCCCGATAACAGAGCCACCGACAAAAACGCCAGTAACCTTTAGCACGATAACCGCAAAGGTTCTTCTAATAATGTCTAACAACATAAGTGTCTTCTTTCTTTTTTTAGAGTTTGCCATAGGTAATTGGTCCGACAATTCCATCAACTCGCAATCCATTTGCGCGCTGAAATTCACGCACTTTTCGATCTGTGATTTTGCCAAAGATACCGTCTTGAGTAATACCTAAAACACCTTGAATGTATTTGACATCTGCGCCAGTCGCACCCATTCTTAGCCACTTAGAAAGCGGTGGCTTGCCTGCGGGTTTTGCTACAGCAGGTTGTTTCGCTGGGGTTTTTCCTTCAAGCGCAGCATAAGTAATTGGACCAACTATTCCGTCTACCAATAATCCGTTTGTAGATTGAAAAGCTTTAACGGCTGCATCAGTAATTGGACCAAACTGACCATCTACCTTTAGCCCTAAAATTGATTGAACGTATTTTACTGCTTCTCCAGTAGAACCACGCTTAATTACTTTACGCGCTACAGGTTTGTTTTGTGTGGTTGGCTTAGGAATGCTTGGCGCGGTAGGTGTAACACCTAAAGCTCGCTTGTTACACTCATCAACTATGTAATCAAGCTGTGAAGTAAGGAACGGACCGGGGCAAGCCGTTGCTTTGTATTGCGAGTGCCAAGCAATAAAAAACTCTGACTGAGTAACGCTAGGTAAGTTTTTAGCAAAGCCTTTACCAGATCGCGGTGATTGACTAGCGTGATAAATAATTACATCAATAAGAGCTTCAACAGCTTCGGAAGATACAGGCCAGTCTCCACCAGTAGATGAATTATCAATCTCAAAAGTAACTGCGTTTGGGTCTGGTGTTCCACCTGTTGAGTAGGGTCTGCGCTCAGGATGAACGATACCTGTAACCGCGCCAGACCTAGAGATGTGATAGGTCGGGTGAGAGTTGCGGGGATTCTCATTAGCTACATAAGCTAAACCGTTAGTTCCCGCTACATGATGAATTACTACACCATTGATTGACTGACCGTTGCGAGAGCCACCAAATCCATTGTCTTGAACGCCAGCTACTTTGGGATACCATGTTGTCATTTTATTTTCCTGTCATATTTATAATTAGCCCGATAAGCGCTACAACTGCAGCAGTTAGTCCAGCGTAAGCAATTCGCTCAATCCAAGCTAGTCGTGCAAGTGTAAGCTCAACTTCGCGTATGCGATCTGGAACGTCGTCAAGATGGTCTAGCTTTTGGAGAACCTTTGTTAGTATCTCGCTATGCTCAAGTTGCTTCTTGTAGATGTCGGCCTGAGTAATCCGAACTGAAGTGTTTTCGTCAGCCATTTGTCTTTGGGTATTTTTCTTTTACAGCAAGGCAAGCAGCTATGTAAGTTTCAATTTGAGAATGGTCACCCTTTACAACTCCGTCAAGATAATCTGTGATCGGCGGGTATTCAGGAGCGCGAAGTCTTTGATACTCAAGTGCATCATAGGCAGCTTGAAGCTTTTTAGCTTCTGCTAAACACTCTTTTTCGGTTGGCTTAGTTTGAGTTTCATCAAGCCACTCAAGTCCTGAGTAGTCATCGCCCATAAGACTCCACTGAGCGCCTGGTTTTATGGATTGGAGCGCTTCAGCAATTCCAAATTGTCTTTTCATTGTTTTCCTTACTCTGCAATTTCCATAATTGTAAAAGTTGAAACCGCCGAACCATTGAACATAAAGCTATTGTCGGCGTAACCTGATTGTCTATTCCACAATAAACTTGTAGACTCTGTTACTCCTTGAATGTTGTAAGTAATTGGAGACGCAGTAGCTGGGCTGTCTAAGAAATTTGCAGAAACAGTTCTTGAAACATGGTTAGGGTCTGCTCCGTTTGCCCAACCGCTAAATGCGGTTAGTCTTGCTCGAGAACCGAACGCATCACCTAACGCAATTGGATTTCCGTTTCTAGTAAATCTAAACGCCGCGTTGTTAGATCCTGTTCCGCCTATTGTTACGTTTGCCATTAGCAGAAATTTGCTATTTGAAAATTTTGGTGTGATAACAATTTGTAAAGCGTTAGCGGGAAAATCAGACCATCCGGTGTGAGCGGTAATTGTAATTGTGTAAGAAGTAGTTGCCGTTTTGCTAGCTACTTGTAAGACCGTTCCGTAGGGTTGTCCTAATGTGTTTTGCCACTTATCAAATCTCATTGTTGAAGTCATGATAGCCTCGCAAATTCTTCAACAATAATGTGCATAAAGTGTTGATTTCCGTTATTGCCTGACATCAATGTAGCGTTACCAACTGGATTAGCGTTAATATCGTGGTTTATTCCGTTATTCCAACCCACAGTTCCATCAAAAGATCTAAAGTAAAATCTAAACTTAGTTGTAAAGTCTGTGGCAATGCTAGGTGTTATTAGTATTTCATTTCTATAAGTAAGGATTTCTCCTGTGGCAAGGGTCATCATTTCGTGACCAGTAGTTCCCAAAGATTGCCATGCACCATCATTAAAGCTAACTTGTGGTTCTATGTAAAGACCGCCCCAGCTACCTGAATCATTCCGCATAGGTACGTGATACATCATTTTTATTAAAGAACCACCAGCGCAAGAAATGTTGTCAAAAGTCGGACCAAGTGTGTAAGTAGTTCCTGAAGTTCTGCTAACTGTATCTATTTGAGTTAAGATGTTTCTAGTATAAAATCCATTACTTGATAATTTAGTTATTGAAACTTTCTCAGTTCCAGCGACATTTGCTATTCCGCTTACTCTTAGCTGGCTCATTGTGCTATCTCCATAATTGTAAACGACATTATTCTATTGTCTGCGCCAAAAGTGTTGTATTGGTAATTAGTGTTTGCATACATAGAAGCGCCAGAACCAGAACTACCAATTCTAATGTTTATTGTTTTTGCAGTTGTTCCCCAAGAGTCAAATAAATTGTTGAAACTATAAAAACCAAAGTTCAAAGATGAAGTAGCCATCGCTGGCGCGGTAGCAACAACTAATGCAACCCTAGTTGTGTCATAAAAAGCCGCCATAAAAAATTCATCTTGAACGTTTGAATACTCACCCATAAGCAAATTGGTAGATTGTAACAACAGTTTTGAGTTAGCAAATTTTGGGGTAAAGTTAAAAGAATGATAGAGTGTTCCACTTGTTGAAATAGGGTTTGTAGAACCACCAAAAGTTCCAGTTATGCTGTTTGTCGTTTGACTAGAAACAACCTGAATAACGTGACCGGGAGCATAAAGGGTGTGTCCAGACGGAACGGTAATCACGTTGTTATTGACTGTCAGACCACGAAGCTGACCAACTGTTAGTTCGCTCATACAATACTCCAAGAAGAACCTGCTGGGATCGTCACAACAACACCGCTTAAGATTGTTATTGGTCCAGCGCTAACCCCATTAAAGCCCGCAGGAATGGAATAGTTTGCTGTAATAGTTTGCTCATTTAACTGAATAGCAGCTCGACCACCGCCGTCAATCCAAGCAAAATCAAAATCAGTATTGCTTGCTTTACCTAGAACCTGTCCAGTTGTTCCACCTTCTGGGACTGGACCAGTCGGACCCTGTGGACCCGTTGGACCCTGAGCGCCCGCTAAGATCGGCACCCAAGTTGAGGTTACTGGATTGTAGTATTTTAGAAGTGCCATTAATTATACCCGTAAACCTTTATCGTTCCGCTATGAGTTCCACCAGTAATTAAAGCAAATCCCGTGTAAGAGCTATTAGTTGGAACACCACCTTGAGCCGTTCCGCTCACGTAAGATGTGTGAGTTGAAACATAAGTTGTTCTAGTCGTGTTGAAAGGGTTGAAGACTTCAACGCTATGCGAGTTCATAGTGTTAGCGACTCCTTGACTCCAGCCAATCAACACTCCGTCTCTTGAGTCTCCACCTGTGACTGTGACTGCGCTGCCTCCGCCTTGATAATAAATTGCGTGACTTCTTTGGTTAGCTGTTGCGTAGTTAGCCCCAGAAGCCCTCATTCTCATGTTTACTTCAGTGTTTACACTAGCGCCAGATGAAACGTGAAGAATTTTGTAGTGATTATAAGCCGCTGAAAAAACACCGTCAAGGTTTACCGTTGTTACACCTGTAAAAGTTACTAAACCAGTAGTTGAGTCTATTGAAGCTGACCCAGATACTGTCGTTACACCGCTTGGAATTATTGGAACAAGACCGGGTGTGATTGGTGTCGCTGGTGTTTGCCAGTTAGCATTGTAATCTGTGGCGTTTATCTTTGTAAGAACTTGCCCAGTTGTTCCGCCTGCGGGAACGCTAGGTGGTGTAATCCACTGAGTGTTGTAATTAGTGCTGTCAATCTTAGCAAGAACTTGATTTGCGGTTCCGCCGATTGGAACAGGAATGTCCGAAGGTTCGTCAGTATCTAACCAAAGAACACCAGTAGAGCTTGGTGCGCTTGGTGATACTACTAGCCCGCTATTTCCAACTTGAACCGCTGTCAAAATAATAGAAGGAACGGCTGGAGATACTGGGGTAGTTCCAGCAGGCAAGGATTCAACACGAAGGTCTAGGCTGTCACCTGCCCAAAATACTTGAACATAATCTCCCGCAGCTGCGGTTGCCACATAGTTGATCGTCAGGACTTGTCGGTTTGGAACTCCAGTAGATTTACGCGCTGATAAATCAAGCTCAGTAGCTGAATCAGCGTAATCAATTCCATTCTTCTTTACCCAAACAACAGCCTTAGTAACAGCGTTTGCGTAGTTTGTAAGTTGAATTGAAAAAGTCATGCTATAAGTTCCAGCGTTAGCAAACAAAACTCTATTAGCGCTAGTAATGCTTATCCCAACAGCTTCTGCAGTTGTTCCGATTGCGATTGGTTGAGCTGCAGTAATTGAAGCCAAAGGCTGGTCGGTCATGTCATAAAAAGAACCATAGTAACCTACTGAGCCACCGCCACCGCCACCGCCACCACCGCTTGGTTCATTACGCTCAAGATTGCTAATTCGATCTTCTTGATTATTCTGAACGCTAACAGTTTTGGTTTCTTTAGAAGCTGTATCGGGTTGCCCAACTGTAGCCAAAACATAAACGCCTGATTCGGTTATAGACAAAGCTACTTCGGTTACAACCGCAACGGCTACTGCTTCGTTAGCTACAACACTTACCTTGTCACCAAGATTCCAGTCATAACCAAATCTCATTAGTCCATCGTCAGATGGTCTTACTGAAATACCTTCTTGTGTCATTCCGAACTTAGCTAGTATCTCTAGCCCAGATTGTTCTAGTAGCGTATTATCAGATGTATCTCGCTGGTCTTTAAATACCTCAATACGGCGACCCCAAGTAGTTTCGGAAGCTTCGGATTCGGTAGTAGCGACCTCAAGAATAGCGCGCTGTTCACCCTGTCCCTGACCTGCAACAATAGCTCTAGTAGCTTTAGGGTTTTCGTAAGTGTATTCAGAAACGCTAAGTCTGTTGTTTTCAACATCAAGTCGGATGTCTCCCGATCTGTCTACTGGCTGATAAACCGCAAAAACAAGTTTGTCATCTTCTTGTTTAATGTCATAGCCTAAACCGTCGGGCGCGACTAACCTAGTAAAGATTGAACCCAGTACATCAAATCTAACTTTACCTGTAGTTGTAGAACCAAGCGCAGTATCTGGGGCAAGCTCTAAGTTAGCTATTTGTCTTTCAATAGGCGCGTCTGGTCCAAGATTAGCGTTTACATAATGATAAAGAACAGTTGATGCGGGTCCAGTAATTTCGTCATAAGCAACGGTTTGTAAACCAGCATCAGGTTCTGTCGGGTCTGGGTATCCTAACCTTTCAAGCAAAACGATAGAGTCATCTACGCCTTCGATTTCCCAGCTACCCTGTGGGTCTTCTGTGCTCTGTATCTTTTTAGCGGATGTTGTTGGTCCAGTAAAAATAACACCTTCGGGTCCAGTAACAATTACTCCCGCCCCTGGCTGACGAAGTGCTTCGGCTGCAGTGCTTTCAGCGGGTAAAGTAACTTTCCAAGAACCAACATTGTTAAATCGCAACACAACAGTAAAGCCAACTAAGTCTTGCTCTGTGATCTGAGCAACACGCTCTAGTGAGCTATTGCGAACCTCAACGGTTAGGTCCTGAACTTGCATTAGTGTAAAACCTCACGTCTTAGGTTGAATGAACCGCTAATCTTTGTGTCTTCGTCTGCGCCTGTCGCGGTAATACTAATAATACTATTACCAGCAGGTAAGTTAAATAGCTTTGGTGCAGCTGCTAATCCACTATAGGCGTTTACTCCAGCGCTTGTAAGAACAGTTCCTAATTCAGTATTTATCAAAATTGATTCGCCAGTAAGTAGCGGGTCTTCATATGTAAATCCTGTTCCATTGAAAACAACGCTTACGCTAGTAGTAGGTCCTTCAATTCTCCAAAACACAGGGGTCTCTACATCTCCCGCGTTATCTACCAAGATCGTTCCTAGTGCTTGACCAGAACTAACCTGTAGCTGACTCAGCGAGCGCTGACCAACATCAACACCCAAAAGACCGCGCGCAACTTCTTCGGCTTGTACGCTAAAAGTTGTTGCTGTCTGGTTTACCCAAAAAGGCTGTGGCGCTCTTGCGCTGATTACCCATTTAGCAAAGAACTTATTTGCATCTTCACCAAAGGTTGTTTCAGCACCGCCATCCATGTAAAGCGTAAGAGTCCAAATCTCACCAGTAGCGTAACTAGCTTTTAGGGTAAAATCCCTTGCCATTGCTCTAGCAAGCCTACGAAGCTTAGGTTCTAAATCTTCTTCATTGATACTTAGAATCGCAATAGGCAGATCAAGAACTCTTACTCCGCGTTTTAGAAACTTAAACTTACCGCCGTTACCAGCGCTTGGGTCAATCCTAACTTCTGGCTGAGGAATACCAAAACCAGTTACGCCAGTCTCCAGAATATAATCTGGACCACTAAGGGAAATCTCGTCATTGTTTTTGCCAATGATACTAAAGTTTATGTTTACCAACCTGTTATTACCCTTGCTCTCTTTAATGCTTCGAACAAAGCTTGTTCTGCATCTAATGATTGATTAGGTGCAGCATAGTAGTTTACTACCTTATTGCTTCCAGCGTTACTTTCGCTTCCATAGCCAGCTTGCGGTGAGACTAGAGACGGCAACATACCAACCGAAGTCGAGCTATTGCCAGACACAATTACTTCGTCAGCCATTTTACTAATAGCTTTCGCGGGATCTGCAGAACTCTTTTCAATACCCGCGGTCATACCAGCTACAACATTGTCTCCAATAGACATAAACACCCTAGAAGGTGATTTTATGCCAAGTAGTTTTTTACCCGCATCAATAGCTTGACCAATACCGTTTCCGATAGCGCCAATAAGATTAGGGATTGCCCCAACAATTCCAGCAATAAGACCGCCGATAAGCTGAAAACCAGCACTAACAAATTGTGGAATAGCACCAACAAGTGCGCCAATAAGCTTAGGAATCGCGCCTATGATAGCACCGATAATTTGAGGTGTAGCTATAACTAATCCGCCAATTACTCCTAAGAACAAAGCAACTGCAGCTTGAATAATTTGAGGTAGCGCTCCGACAATCGCATCTACAAACAAAGGAATCGCATCTACGATAGCGGTAATTATTTCTGGTAGTGCATCTAGCAAGCCTGTAATAATTCCAAGGAATAACTGGATAGCGCCAACAATAAGCTCTGGCAACATAGTTAGCAACGCATCTACGATTACAGGAATAAGGGCTACAACTGCAGCGATAAGCGCAGGTAGAATCTTTAGCAAGCCCTCAATAATTCCAGTAAACAATCTAATTGCACCTTCAACCAAAACAGGTAAGGTCTCTACTAGCGCATTTACGATTTGCGGAATTGCTTCGACGATCGCCGTAATCAAAATTGGGATAACCGTTACAAAAGCATCAATGATAGCCATAAAGAAAGCTATTGCGCCTTCTATTAGCTGTGGAATTGCTGCAGTTAGCGCAGTAATTAGGCTAGTTATCATGGTAGCCCAGCTAGTAACGATTATCGGAATGAAAGCAACAATAGCTTCAATAATTCCGGGCAAAGCTTTTAGCATCGCATCCATAAAGTCTTGCCTCATTTCGGCAATTTTTGTGAATGTTGCTTTTAGTGTTTCAGCTAATCCATTGTCCCTAACGGAAATTAGAAAGCCAGAAAAAGCGGGCATTACTTTAGAAGTAAGAACCTGTGCAACACTTGTAAAAAGTGGTAGTAAAAAATCACCAAGAAGTATCTTAATGTTTCCGAATTGAGCAGCTAAAATTCTTTGTTGGTTAGCAAGTCCTTGGGATGTTCTCTCAAAGTCACCCTGTTGAACCGCAGACTGCTCAAAGATAGATGCGTTTGCTGCTAAAATCTTCTGTTGAGCGGTAAGTATTCCGTTACCGTCGTAAATACCCATCTCTAAAGCTTTCGCTTTTAGAGTCGCATCGTCAAGCAAAATACCGTATCTACGAAGCGGTAGTGCCTCACCACGAAGACCAGAACCAAGTGCGATTAATGCCTCATCAACAGATGTGTTATTGAACGAAGCTAAGTCAGTAGCTAGAGTAACTAGATCGGTAGAGAACTCAGCGTTAGCTTCTCCAGCTAGACCCGCTGCTTTTCCATAAATACCAAATTGCTTAGAAGCCTCAAGAACCTGTGTCTTTGTTTGTCCAAGTCCAGTAGCTGCACTTTCAGCAAACTTTTCTATTGTGCCAGCTGCATCTCCAAAAACTTCACCGACCGCTGCACCTGCCTCAGCAAAATCCGAAGCTGCTGATACAGAAGAAGTTAATAATTTACCAAGAGCAATCGCAGCAACAGCAGTAGCAGCAATTAGCGCGGGTCCAACCATTGCTTTAAATCCGTTTGCGAAACTATTGCCACCAACTGCGCCAGCGCTAGCCATTTGACCGCTTAGTTGGCTGTTTATTCCAGCTGCAACACCGTCAATTCTGGGGACTATCTGAACATAAGCTTCAGCAATTCTGGATGCCATGTTATTCCTTTGGGTTCATTCGTCTAAGTTGTTTTAGCACGTCAGATCGTGATTGTGCTTTAGTTGGCTTTAACCTATTTACATTCGGGTCAGGCCAAGGTGTCGGATAAGGTTTAGGTTTCTTTTTACTATTAGCCATAGCCAATAAATCAAAGATGTGACTAAACAAAATCCACTCGTAAGATACTGGATGCTTCCAGTTGTTTATAGCGGCCTGTAAGTGTGAATTTGGATTTGCCATTAAGCCATAAATAAGATAACTAGCTTCTAGCCAAGTTATTGATCTGCCTAATTCGAAGATGCTTAGTTGGAACTGAGCCCTAAAATCGTATGCTAATTCTTTAGCATAAGAATCGCGAAGTTCTAGGACTCTTAGGATTCCCCCAAGGATGCACCCTGAGTCCAACCTTCTAGGAACTTCTGGAACTCAGCAGCTTTCATTGAATCTAGCGCCTCTAACGCAGGTGCGTTTTCGCCAAGTATTTCCTCAATAATAATAAAAGCTTTATCTATGTCGTCGGTAGCCTTGCGCGCTTTACGAACAGCACCCATTGGCAACTCAGAGAAGAATGGGATTTCATAACTTTTCTTATTGTGTTCAAATGTGTAGACATTCTTTGCGGTCATTTTATTTCCTTTTTCTAAGTTGTGCGGTCTGTGGGTTTGAAGACCCAAGGGGTAAGTCGACCGCTTCGCCTACCCCTTGGGAGATTGCTACGGCGCTACTTCAAATTCAGAGTGGAAAATGTCAGCTACGCGACCTTCGGATGCGTAAGCTGTCATAGTTACACCGTAAGCTACGGCTTCACCGTTCTGAACTGTTTGAGCTTCTACGGATAGAACCTCACCAGCAGGGATGTAGTGACGAATAACCTTGTCGCCATCAACGATGTCAATAACGAAAGACTTGCGACCACCAGTGTTTACTGGGTTTAGTTCAATCTTGCCACCGACCAAAGGTGAACCAAAGTAAAGCTCTAGGGTGTCTTCGGTTGTCTCTAGTAGTGAGAATGAATAGGTAACTGTTCCTTCAGTAATAACCTCACGCACAAGGTCAGCGTTCTGCCATGCGCGGATCTGGTTAGTTGATTTCTCAGATGCAAACTCAACACCATCTGCGGATACATAGCCAAGTGAGCTAAATCCGGTCAAGGTTGAAGTTGTTGATGCTGGTGCAGTAGCTGAGGTTGGTCCAACATAGACCTCGCCTGTAATTCCAACTACCACGTTTTCGGCGTTTAGTGCCATTTGTTTCTCCTTATAAGGTTTAGCTCAGATGAGCTGTGGTTTTCCGCTAATCGGAAATCTATAATGTTGAGCCTTTAGTAATTAGCTCTAGTGTCATGTAACGACATTCTTGCGGTCCTGCTTCATCTATTCGTATTGGAGATAAAACAACTTGACTTAGTTTGATTGATTCGCCAGTAAGTGTTATAGATAAAGCTTCTACAAGTCTAGCTAGTTCCGAAGCATCGGAATAAGTGTCTGCCCAGATAGTAATACCAACTCGTTCGGTCTTTCTAACCCAGTCAATCTTAGGTCCACCGTCAGATCGAATTGTAATTATTCTTTCGGGGTATGGGGTAAAATCTGGCGCTGGTTTTTTAGTAGCAACATGAACATCTTCGGCGTAAGATTCGCCTCTTGCATCTAACTCAGCTTTGATTGCTGTAACTAAAACAAGCTCAACATCTGGGAATATAACTGCTGGCATCATTTCTTAGATTCTCCTAATGCTCTTGCTAGTTTGCCCGTGCTCATCTCAATAAACCTAGCTTCTCTACGATCGTCAACAACATTGACTACAACCCTAGATTTGCGAGATTCGTTGTCTACCTCAGCCCTGTATTCGGGTCCAGCTTTTGATGCAACTGTTTCTCCGACACCTAAAAGGAAGCTTGCTACCTCTGGGCTTTTTAGAAGATTTCTAACTTCTTTAGTATCAAGTTGAACATAAACTAAACTAGCCAACTCTGCGCCTAACTGGAATTACCCTGCCACCCTCTAGACCAGCAAACGGACTTATCCATTCTTCGGTCTGTCCATCCTTGACCCAATTTGTGCCACGAATAACGAATGTGTCATTGTCTTGAACTTCTACCTCATTGGGTAGATAGACAGTTAGCTTCGCATCTAGCGGGTTGCGAGAAGCATCAATAGGCTCTGTAGAGGCACCAATAGCCACTAGAGCGTCTTTTACGGTGATTGTGGTGCTCGTATAGGTCGGGTTGCCGTAAGGGTCTGTAGCGGTCGCAGATCGCCTCTTAATTGTTATGGTTTCGCCACCCCTAATAAAGCTCATTGTCGCTTATCTCCAGCCACTCAAATTCGTTAGCCATTCCAATACGGAAGTCATCTACAACACTTGGCGATTGTGCATCGAAGCCTTGATTTACCTCATAGGCTTTACCGCGCTTGTTTGGTCTTAGAAGTGAAAGTTCATTTTCGGATAACCAGATGTCTGAATTACCAGCACCATAGTTTCGCGCTTGACCGAATGGTCCTGTTGTTTGTTGCCAGTAGCTTAGGTTTTCAGGATTGCGAAGAAGTCGGCTTACCATCCTGCTAACTACCATTACTACTGTGGCAAGTGGTAGCTCGTCATCGTCAATTCTTTCCTGTATCGCAGGAAACTCAGAGAGAATTACGGATTCAGCATCGTTGATTAGTGCTTGTATAAGATCTTCATCTGTTGGCTTATCACTACCAACCCAGCGGTCTAGGATGTCTTGCGGGGTTGCCCAGCTCATAGATTGCCTTTCAGCTAAAAAGTTTGGGGGGTGCTAGGGGCTAGCCGAAACCAGCCCCTAGCGAATTTGCCCAATGTTAGGCGGTTAGCTTCTTGAAAGCTGCGATGTCGCTGATGCGGAAACCAACTTCGATTTCTGCTAGAACAGCAAACATGTTCTGCTGGAATAGGTTTACGGTGTCTTCGCCAACAGTAAGAGTAGCTTGGTCGCTAATCTTTACAGTTACGTCATCAACCTGACCCCAGATTGCCTGAGTCCAGTCTCCAGTAAATCCTAGAACATCAGTTGTGGTGTCTAGGTAAGCAGCCTTAGACTTGAATACTGGACGACCCAATACTGAGCCAATTCCACCTTCAGCCTGTAGGTTGCTGATGAATAGAGGGCGCTCGTCGCCATCCTTCTCACCTAGAAGCTTTGCTTCTCCCTGTGGGGAAACAATGATTCCGTTCATGTCGTATCCAGAAGCGCCTAGAGCTGACAAAGCTGCAACCATACCATCGTATGTTAGAACGTGAGCACTAGCACTGGTTAGGTTATCAAAGTCAGAACCTGGGTTGGTTCCGTGGAATACGGTGGTGTCGAACTTCTTGGCTAGCGCGTTTGGCAAGCGAGAAGCTAGAGCGTTGTAAAGTGCTGGTAGGTCGCGACGGAACTCGTTTGAGAATGTCTCGATTACTGCCAACTTGTATGGGCGAAGAATCTTGGTCGAAGCTGCACCGTTAGATACAGGCTTTGACTCAGTTTCTCCAACCCAAGATGCTGCAGGCTCACCAGTAATAATGTTTACTGCGGTGCCACGACCCGGAAGGTCGATGCGACGAGCTGCGCGCTGGATGATAGAGGTTTCTAGGACTTTACCTAGAATCTCGCTTGATACGGCTTCTGGAAGAACGATGCTTCCTGAGCCTCTGTTTAGATCTGCCATGTGCAGTATCTCCTTTTATAGTAGTTGACCCAATGCAGAAGCAAATTGGTCTGCCGTAGAAATACCATTCTCGGAAACCTTGCCCTGATTGATGTCTGGTTTGGTTGGTGTTTTTGACTGATTCGCTATGAGCGATAGCAGTTTGTCGGCGGAACTTTCTAGTTCCTCACGACTAGACCCAGTAAGTAGGTCTATCGCATTACTTGGTATGCCTTTCTGAGTGGCAACTTCGTATCGCATTAGTTTTACAGTAGCCTCAGATGCTTCTGCCTTTACTTGAGCTAGTTCTTCCGCCAAGCGTTCCTGCTCAGGCTTTAGACTTTTCTCGTATTCCCGCCACTTAGTAGCTGCCTCGCTGTCGGCTTTTGCAGCCTTAGCTCTTGCTTCCCACTTGCGGGCTTCCGACTTCCAATCGGTCTCTGATACCTCAGCTTGCGCCTGTGATTCTTCAACGATTTCTGTCGTTTCGGTGCTTTCGATTACTTCGTTAGTTTCATCGCTCATGCGGTTCTCTCCTATGCAGGATTATCAGCCATGCGGCTGTATCTGACGATCTGCCAGAATTTTATTTCCACCCAGTAATTTGTCTTACTAAGCGAAGTCTGTTCTCAGTTGTCTGAGTAAGTTCGGGGTAAAGTTTGGCAGCCTGTCTAGTTTTCATTGAATACCATCCAACTGCTTCTCTTTGACTCTCAAGTTCTTTAGTAGCTAAGCTATAAGCATCTTGCGCTTCTTTGTAATACGGTCTTGTCTCTGGCGCTTGTCCAGTAAAAACAGGACTAATACTACAATTACAAAAAGCGTGGTAGCCATCAAAAGCTGAACTTCTTTGGACTTGCGCTACTGCAGCCATAGTTTTACAAAAAGCACAAGCATTGAAACTAGCCACTCTTTGATACTTAGTCCCCGACGGATCGGCGAAGATGTTCTGGTCTACAGTTGTCTTATCGTATTGTAGCACTACCCTAGTCACCGCACCAGCTAAGTTTGTCTGAAAAGTTGTGTAGTCTTTTCCTTTTACTAAGCTAGCTACTCCAAACCCAATCGAGTCCTGAATGACCTCATTAGATTTATCGAACTGCTTAGGAACTGCCCTGTATTCAGTAGGTGGCTTTACCTCTGCCCTAAGTTGATTATAGGCGTTAGCACTAACTACAGATGCTACTGTTCCATAGCTATTAGTTACCGCTGGTAAGGTTGCCCTAAGTTGTTCGGCTATCTCTGGGATAGTTCTATCTTTTAGAAGCTCAGTAATCTCGACGGTCTGCGCAATAGCAAGAGTTTTAGTCTCATTTATGTATTTACGCTTATCGTCAATTACTGCCATTATTCTGCTTCGGTGTCAGTATTACGATTAGCTAATTCGGCTACTTGCGGATTCTGTGAAGCTGCTTGACTTGCTGCAGCTAGATTAGCAATTAGGTTATTGGCTTGCGCAACTTGCTTTTCAGCTCTTAGAACTTGCTTGTCTGATTCACTCAACCCAATTCGGTTGTAAGTTATTTCTGAATCAGGTAGGAACACACCCGCAGCAATTAGCTTGACGGCTTCATCCGCAGCTGCAGCTCTAGTCGGTGTTGAAGCATCTCTCCAGATCGGTCTAATCTCACTAGCGCTTGCTGGAACTTGTCCGTCGCGAACTAACAAAGCAAGTTTAGCTACCTCAGTCCAAGTGCGACCAAACTGGCGCTGTCTGCGTTCTGCTCGCTTTATTAGTCTTGCTTCCATTTGGCGAATAGCATCTGCGCTCGCAGGATTATCAGTTTGGAATCCTAAGTAGCTAGATGGAATTGCCGTCTCAGCTGCGATAAGTTGTGCGTATGCTTTGATCTGCTCAAAGTAAGGGCGGGTATCGTTAGCGCTAAATTGCCCTACTTGTGGCATCTGTCCATCTTGGTTAGCTGGAACACCAAGGATGCGACCCTGATAGACACTCCAAGCATCTAGCGGTCTACCATCTGAATCAGTAAATAGGTCTTCATCCGCGCCAAGTATGTAGCGCTGTGGGGCGCTGTAGAACTCTCTAGCTACTTCCGCCCCTAGCAAGGTTCGCATGGCGCTGTCGGTCAAGCTACGGACAGCTCTGGTTATCTCTGTGCGACCGTAAGGGTCTCCAGAGCGCGGGTTATTTGGAAGTTGAGCTACTAGCACTCGACCTAGATTGTGGATGTCTCTATCAATAACCACCCAAGCGCGGTTTGTGTAATCCAAGAAAATAGTTTGATCTGGTAGATACATTGTTCCGCTAATTGGAGAACCAGTTTCATTACGGTTTACCAGCAAAGCTGCGGATAATCTGCGGGTGCGCAAATCGTAAAGCGCGGTCATCTTTTTAGGAGACTCGATTGTAATGAGCGGGTCAGGCTCACCTTCCATACCCTTACCAACGGTGACAAAGCCAGTTCCAAAAACTAGCGCGTCTTTGTGTCCCATTGAGCTTTCTAGGTCAAGTTCGTTAGCCCTAAAAATTTCATTGACACCTAGATCGTCGGGGGCAATAAATCCCTCTAGGTCAAGGCGTTCCTCTAAGACATCAACCGTCGTGCCAGCCCAACCAACAACTGTTTCAACGGCTGTTAGCTGTGGTGGAATTGAGATTCGTAAATCTTTGAGTTTGTTGCGACCCTCATAGTATCGCTGTAAAACATAATTCTTTGGGTCATGCTTTTGTAGCTTGCGGTAAAGATACTCTAGTAGACCGAGTTCGTCTGCTGTTAGGCTCATAGAACTATTGCCCTTCGTGGTGTTGTCTGGCGGTCTGATACTGCGTGTCTCGCACCATTAGCTAAAACGGCACAAGCTAGTAAGTCAATTTTACGCGGGCTTGATTTCTTTTCTTTACGAAACGAACCCGCTTCTGTTGCTACTGCGTTTAGAACGTGTCTTTCCAATCGTTTATCTCCATCGTGACCTAAGTCTTTAGCAACTATGTCTGCTATAAACTGTTGAGCTAGTGGTGCCATTCGATGGTTAGTCGGCGGTATTCTCTCTACGCGCCTTCTCCATTGTTTAGACCATTCTAAAACATCTGGTTCATAAAAGCTAGGGTCTGCCCAAAGCATTCTAACATTGTATTGGTCAAAAAGCTTCTGAATAGCAGCGTTTACATCTGCCCTATCTACTACCCAATCTGGGTCTGTCGGGTCAGGTTCCCAAACAGCATGGACTTTTAGAGTCCCAGTCTTTACATCACAAAGAACAATACCTGTAGCATCTCCACTTACAGATCCGTCGAATCCTGCGACTACTTCTGCACCAAGTGGTATCGTCTTTTCGCGCCTAGCTTCTCCCCAGAAATGAGCGCTAATAAAATCTTCTCCAGCAAGCCTTACCCATTGATTGAGTCGGTATCTCTGGAATCCCGCAAATCCCGCTGAACCTGCAGCTGCGATAGATGCCTCAAAATCACCGAGGTCAAGCAATCCTTCGGCAAGGTTAGGGTTAGCTAACTTCCACACTTCGGGATCTGTTGGGTCTGCTTCTTGTCCAGCTTCCCACCACCAAAAACCATACTGCGGGTCAAGCTCTCCGTTTGATTCAACTACTCGCTTACCATGCTCATACAAACGACCTAGCAAAGTATCTGTTCGCCCGCCCGCTGTGGTAATGCCTACCACTAATGACTCAGGTCGGTCGGCGCTTCCTTGCGTAAGTGCTTCCCAGAGTTCGTCACCCCTATTGTTGCTAGGGCTAGACGGCCAAGCGTGTAGCTCATCCGCAACCACGAGCGATGGCGCTAATCCGTGAGCGCGCATAGCATCAGCGGATAGTGCGCGATAAATAGAACCTTTGTATTCCAAGACATCTCGGTAAACTTTGATTATCTTTGACAACGCGGGGTTATCCATTACCTGATTACGCGCTTCTCCAAACACGATTCGTGCCTGTGAGCGGTCAGATGCAGCGGAATAAACTTGCGCACCTTCGGGTCCATAGAGAAGATGTTCCAAGGCAATCGCGGTGCCCAGCAAACTTTTTCCGTTCTTGCGTGGAAGTCCGATAACAGCTCTGCGGTAACGAAGCAATCCTGTTTCTGGATTCTCTTCAAGTAATCTATCTATTAGCCATCTCTGCCAAGCGGTAAGAACTAACGCTTCGCCCGCGCGAAATCCGCGACTAGCTTTTAGTAATAATTGAGAGAAGTCTGCAACATCTTCGCCTCTAGTTTGATCTGAATAACTTGGCACATAGTAAGCAGGTTTCCAGTTTTTATCTGGTTCGGGCAACATCTGGCTACTAACTCAATTCTTTACTAGATGGTGTGTCTAGTTGAGCTTTGCCCTCGCTTGCTTTTTTACCATACTGTGTTGGAACAGCTCTCTCTAGCCACCAAGCAGCTGCTTGCCAAGTTCCGTTACTAGCTGCAGTCTGAATTGTCGCTACATTGCGAACTATAGATTCAGCTCTTGCCATTGTTAGCTTGCCCCATAGCTCAAATTGAAACTTGTTTTGTGGGTCTAGCTTTGTTCCAGCGGTTTCTTTTTCGGCTTCGCGCTTGCCGATTTCTAGCCATTCGTAAATCTGCGAGATGCTAATGCCAGCGTAGTGTGCGGATGTCTCTAAGTCAGTTCCGCTTTTGATACCAAGCATTAGCTTTTGGATTTTAGGGTCTTCAATGTTCACGATTATCCCTAGTAATTGCTAATGAACTTGGCTTTACTGTATCCAGTCGAACCTTCGGTCATAAGATTTAGGAAGTCATCCCTAGAGAAGTCAGATAATCTAAAGATTTCTTCTTTCTTCATACCAGTTTGCTTGACAATCTCATCCATAGTTTTGCCATTCTCAATAAGAGTCTTAACAATAACCTTCATTGGTTCTAGCAAGTGAGTTCCGCGGGCGCGGTTATGAGTAATGGTTCCGTAGATGTTAGCATCTCCGTCTGCGTGGTCCACGATAACTACAGGGACTTTACCCTCAAGCTTTGACAGAAGTGGCTCTCTACCCGATACTGTCCAGCGGTGAAAGCCGTCAATAATTGTGTAGTCGGGGCGAACAACGATTGGTAGTGTCCATCCGTTAGTCAAAATTGATTGTGTTAGCAGATCAAGATTGTCTTCTGATACCTTGTTCGGGTTGTAATCGTTAGCTTTTAGTAGGTTTCTATCTACAAAATCTAATCTTGTAAGTGGCTTAAATAGCTCTGCGGTCGACATCAGCCATGTTCCTTTCCCAGTCATTCTTGCGTAAGCTCAAAGTAATAGCTCTTAGAGTTCGTTCTTTAGGGTCTCCAGCAACTAATACTTCATAAAGTCTTTTGTAATCTTTTGGCAAGATGTCATTTTGGAACTTTATAAGAAGCTGTCTAACTCGAACGGTATTCTTGATTCTTACTTTACCATCAAGATTCTCAGGATTAGCAATAAACTCAAGAACTTTAGTTTTCCAGTCAATCGTGTCATCAACCAATTCCTCACCAGCTTTGGCTTGTTTGGTTGGCTTTGCTCTCCTAAATAATTCAGAATCCCAGTAGAGAGTAGCTAGGTAAGCGTTAGGCTCGCGGGCAATAATCTTGTCCATTAGCTTCGGATAGAACTCGCCCATCTTTACAAGAACGCGACTTGTATCAATGCTAAAGAACTGACTA